TCGTCATCGTATATACCTAACTTTTTTATGAAGTTATCGACATACTCTTTATCTATTTTATTTTTCTCCAATAAACTTTCTAACCCTTCTTTTGTTAAGTATGTTGTTGGGTCACCTTTTGTCACATCAGGGATTTCTTTAGTGGCCACAAACTTCTCAAGATACTGGTCTAACACAACCTTTGGATTTCTATTATCGGTTTTATTATTATTATTATTTCTATCACCAACATTCTGTAATAAAATATATAACGGAGCATGTAATAATATATTATGTTTAACGTCAGGAATATATTTTAAAATATCAGTACCTATATCATCAAAGATAACTTTCTTCCACGGACCTGTCTTGTATTCCTCAGCCATGTACCATACCCTTGAATCTGTACCGTCTATGTATTCATTTTCTTTCGGGTTAGGAGGTACTTCTTTACCCTCTTTCCTATATATGCCAGATACAATACCCGGGTCATTACCTTTAGCCCAATCCCTTATACTTGGTGGGTCTAATTTTAATCTATTTTCTTCACCTTCACCACCCATACCAGCAAAATCATCACTACCAATTATAACCCACTGATTAGGGTCAGTTGCTTTGGCCAACGGAACGGCATTTAGTAACTTACTTGTGTAAGATTTACCTGCCGATGAAGTACCATCTAATAAGATAGCAATTTTACCATCTGTTTGTTCAGTAAGTAAACCCGTTAAAGAGTTACACCTATTTTCACTCAATAACCTTATATTAGCGTCGTTAATTGATTGTCTTTTTAATTTTGCTAGTCTACTCATAATTTTGTTATTTATTTATAAATATCCTATATAAGACAAATATTAAATCGTCATACGATTCAGTATATCTAAATAACTTATTACTTGGACCCATATTTAAGTGAAATATAAAAGACTATTATCATCAGAGCCACATAGAACACTGCAGATAGGTCATAACGTTTTTGTTTTATCATATATTAAATTATAATACTATGAGATTATCCTGTAATGGTTCTTCTTAACTCTTTATATTTTTGTTTCCAATCATATACATCATCCCTTAATTCTAAGAGTTCTTCAGTCATAACCTTATTTTCTTTTTCTAATTTCTTAATATCACCCTTAAGTGCATCAATCTGTAATTCGTATAATCTATAATGTTCCATAAGTTATTGTTTTATTATTTTGATAGTTGTATTAACATTTCTCTATATTCTTTTTCCATTATAATCAAATATAATAGCTAATTTTAATATAATCAAATATGGTTACCAATTTTTAAATGCATCTTCAACACTCCATATTCCTGTATTGGTTTGATTAGTAAATGTCTTCTTAAATTCTCTATTGAATTCCATAAATTCACTTCTATTCCATACATATTCTTTTGATGTATTTTTTAGCATCATCTCCCCGAACATTGGAGCGTCTATATATGGCGTTTTCTCTAAATCTGAATAGGTAAATATAAAATACACACTATCACCAACCATATTCTTTTGTAGTGACATTGCAGGTCTTAACCTATTAATTAATGTATCCACTCTACCATTACTATATTTGTTATGACCACCTAAACACGGGTACATATAAGCCATATCATATATTTGTGCGTAATAATAATCAACACTCCAATTTTTCCAATTAACTTCCCAATCACTAGTTGTAGATAAACTTACTGTTGGGTCTTTGATAAACTTTTTAATCTTTGGGAATAAGGAATCTTTAGTCTGTAGTTTTACCTTACCATTAGTCATAAAGTAAGTGTTCTCAGTTTCAATCATCAATTCACTAAACTTACTATTGGTAGGTAACGCGTCTTGTATCTGATTAAAGTAAGTGACATACACTTGCCAACTTTTAACGTTCGTAGTATCTATTTTTGGTAATTTACCTTGACCATTCCAATCATGTTGGTATTCCCCTTTGGCACAGTCAGGATGCATAACTAACTTACCGTTCCACCCCAAACCTCTTAAGTAACTAATGAAAGTCTTTAACTCAATTAATGTGGGACCAGTATTAGGTTTATCAAATGAACCTGGCCCATCAACATTTAACACAAACTTATCAGGATTAACTGAAAAGATACTATCCGCTAATTCATTACTATGGATAGACTCATTCTCCCATAGTACATTTATTTTATTTAAAACCACCTCATCATTTGATGGTTGGGTACAACTTATTAGTAATGTAACTAATAATAATGTATTTAAAATTTTCTTCATATTATTTTCCGTTATTATCTTTTTCTGATATAATAGGTTTATCAGTATATTCTTCAATTATTTTCTTAACTTTTGGTATTGTTGACCAAACTATAGAATGTTCTGATTCAGGAGAGTACACACCACTTACCAAATACACTACAATAGTATCAGGTTCTAATGTTAAGAATCCATGTGCATAACCATCATGTAAATAGACTGCATTACCTTCAGTTAAAATCTCACTGTGAGTTTCCTTAGTCTTTAAATCGTAACCTATATCTACTATAGCTCCACGGATTACTTTAACATATTTTATTTGTGCTGGATTAGTTTGATAATGTAATCCTCTAAATGTATATCGACTATCATTTGTTGAAATTGAACATTGTGACCATTCCTCATCTAATAGGTCTAATGGTATTGGAGTATAACTACCTCGATTATCGTTATGTATTTTGTGGTCCACTACTTTCATATTACAATATTTTATTAAGTACTCCAATAATAATAAAAGGTAAGAATTAATATATAGTATTACCAAATCTAATTATGTTTTTTTTAAAAGTGGTAATTATAAACCTTACATTCTGGATTTAAATTATGTAGATTTGGAAATGTAACATCTCCAATCTCATTATTATCTATATGTGATATATGTAACTCAGTAAAGTACTTACAGAATTTCTCATATGTCACTTTACCACCAATACACCAATCGACATCATAGTAGTGTAGTGTCGAGTGGTCTCGTCTATCAACAACTATTAATTCTCTTTTAGAAAGAAAGGGTAAGGATTGTGCAGTTCGATGTCCGACTAATAAGGTAGCATCAATAGTCATACGTTTAAAATGACTTAAATCTTTTTTATTATTCCAAAGTAATTTATCTCCTTTACCAATAAACCCTAAATTATTAACGGCAATTATCGCTTTCATATATACTATTTACTATCAATCAATTGTTGCTCCATAACACCCACCTTCAGACATTATTTTTTCTTTAATCAAGGGAACTTTTAAATTATCTAAATAAGAGATAAAAGATTCATTATTTTTTTTTATATAATGTCGATATAATTCTAAAAGTTTAAACTTTGTAAAAAAATCGCCTTCATTAGTGTGGCTAATGATTTCATTAGCTTCTTGTCTACAATCATAAGATGTAATCATCTCATCAACTATTAACTTGAAGTCGATGTTTGTATCTTCTGATATTTTTAAAATGGTACTACCCATACTTGTTTTAATTTATTTATAAAGATAGTAAAATATATCTGTTAAAGGTTTAAATCCTCATCTTTTATTAATGTATATGTAAAACTATTACCCCATATCACTTTAGCTCTTCCACATATATCCATAATCTCATTAAAGTCATCCACTTTCTTAAAAACTTGACAACCTGCTGACCATTTTTCAACTATAGTACTTTGAGTAGATGGATTAGACCGATGTATATTAATACCAAACATACCCCATTCTTTAGTTGCATCATTAAAGTTAAGTATTTGGTCTTTATTATCATCTCGATAAACTTCTACTTCACCATTTCTCTGACATAATGCTTCATACTTTCCTTGATGTAAATCAATTTTATATACTCCACGATATTGATTTGGTACCAGTAAGGCACATCCATTTTCATTCATGGGATTTTCTAACCAATATTCTCCAGCGTCCGTAGTTATTTCCCACTCCTTTAATATCCATTCACCATCTATTTTATATACACAAATCATTGTATCATCAAATGAATTAGATACTAAGTTTGGATTTCTAATACCAATAATATTTAAGTTATAGTCGCCTCTAGTAAAAAAGGTATAACCCATTCCCTCAATAGTATCTTGTAGATATTTAACGGATAATTTAGTTTTTAAGTTCTCTATCATAATTTTAACTTTTAATTATTAACACTAAGTTTAGTGTGGTTTATTTACTTGGTATAACCCTAACACTATCCAAACCGACTACCCCAATTTGACTATTAGCTGGTTCACTAACTGTTGGGTGTCTAGGGTTAGATGAGAAGTCTTTAAGTCCATTATATTTTTTTATCATTTTTTCAACATGAGTGTTATTACTATCTATTGTAGATAGTTTAAATAATGAAACGATTATCATTAACACCAAAAAAAACCATAACCAATGTTTATTATTCTTAAGTCTTAAGATATGTCGGTTAATTTTCACTTCTTGTACTTTATTCTATCGAGTTCTCTTTCTAAAAACTCAACTTTAACTCTTAGTGTTGCGGCTTCGGTTTTTACATCGATTAAACTATCAATACACCCATCCTTATCCTTTTCTAATCGCTCTACTCTAGAAATTAAATCATCTCTATAGATAGTTTGCTCTGACTTATTTTCTTTTTGTTTCTCTCGTTTACTACGAATTAGAAATTCATAGAATTTCCACCCGCCAGCACCAAAGATAACTGATATTGTAGTTATTATTATTGTAGTTATATTTTCGTTCATAGGATTGATTTATGTAATATTTCTTTCTTTACTTTAAATAAAATCCAAATCCACATTGACGCATACCAACATGTTATTAAGATATTCTTTCCATCCATAATAGTGAAAGGTTCTCCATCACCACCAAAAATATTAACTAAATAACGTATAGTAGAAAATAGGTAAACAACTAAATAAAATGATATAAATCTAGCTAACCACTTTTTATTATTTAAGAATATTAACATACCAACACTTCCAATCAAATATGTAAAATAAAGCCAGTACGTATTAGGTTGACCTAATTCTTCCCAATATGAGTATGTTGTCCATAAAACCATATTATTTAAAATGTCACTAGCCACCCACATAAATAAAAGTGGTTCAAAATCAAAATAAATTAAAGTGTCTCTTATTTTTTTGAAATATTCTTTCATGTTATATAAATATATCTAAAACAAGAAACCCTCACCATAACTGGTGAGGGTTTAGATAAATTAATACATATAGTTTCGTTTACGGACAAATACATGGGTCGGTAAAAGGACATGGACATCCTTCTAACCCTGCAGGTGATACTTCACCTGTCACAGTATTTACGCTTACATAACCTTTACTGGTCGTAAAAATATAAAGTGCGAATGTAAAATCAGGACCTAAAGGTCTTCTCAATACAACAATTGACCAATCAGCCACACCTTCAACACCAGTACCATAACCAGCATCTAATAATAGTTGTTCTGCAGATTCTAGTAACATCTTAACAGGTAACTGAATCACCTCATCTTCCATAAATGGAGAATCTATAACCACTGAGATTACGTTTCCTTTAGATGTACATACAACCTCAATAGTGGTACTTCCTTCTCCTCTAAATACGGATTTAACTTCGTTTAATTTCTTAGTTGATGTTGATTCGTAGAATGATGCGGTTTTAGTTATTTCTTTAGCCGCAACTTCTGTTTGACTAACCATTTCATTAAAGGTTAAGTCTCCTTTTGTGTTTTCAAAAGTAGTAGTTGATGTGCAACAGTTAGTTACTTCTACAACTTCTTGTGAGTTAACTCCTACAGTTGTTGCAACTGCAAATGCCAGTGTTAAAATTAAATTTTTCATTTGTTAAATAGTTTTTTCATTTTTGTTTGTTTCGTATAATAATAGAATATTTTTATAAAATTAATTAACCATAAATACATGTAAATATTAAAACGTTATAACATATACTTTATCTTTATAATAAAATGATTAAAATAATAAAACATGGCACACCCTATTTTACATTCTAAATCTTCATCTAAAAAGTTTGGTGGTAAACCTGAAGATTACTTACATATCCATAATTGGTTTGATGAGACTAAATCGTGGATTGGTACATCCTTTCATAGAGTATTTAGACACCACTCTGAAGGGATATTTGAATGTGAGAAAGTTTTTGGTGAGTCATTCTTAAATTCAGATGGTAAAGAAGTTTACGTTCGTTACATCGGTGAACAACATGTTAAGGAAGATTGTAATAACTACATTCCATCAGCAAAAGAATGGGTGGATGCGTTAAATTCTAATGAAAAACCTATATGGATGATGAAAACTATGAAAATAAAGTTCACTGACTAATATTTATATGTATGATATCAGTATACGATAAAATAATAGACAATCTAAAAGGTTATAGATTACCACATGAGAACCACGACTTTGATTACAATCACCCTTTAACAGGTGTTGAGGATGAGCGTATATTTAATCGTGAAGGCATGTTAATTGATATTGACAACCTTGAAGATATCGAACTCAAAGAACTTGAGGTACTTTATGAAAAGTTAAGTCTTGCCAGTAAAGTAAGTTATATGCACCATTATGATGAAGATAATCAAAAAGATTTATTTACGTATTATAAGGGAAGTGAAGGTATATATAAAGGAAAAAATATAACAAGAATTTCATCGATGTATCTCAAAGAATTAAGAAATCAGGTGCAACATGTCATATATAAAAAGAAAATGGCAATACAGAACCAAAATGCTAACGAATTATTACCGACATTAGAAAAATTTTTAGAAATACATAAACAAGGTAATCCTAATATTTATCCTGATTGGTTACGATTCACATTCAAAGAAGTTAGATGGGGTGATTTATATGTACAACCAATAATAAATATTGAAAAGTTATTAGAGTCAGGCGACGCCATACGTCAAGCTAAAGTAACTAGAGACTTTATACGTAATATATGGAATAGATTAGTTAGTGCACGAGCGTACTCTAGACACGATTCCTCTCCCTCTCCGCGTGTTAGAACTACAAATGTTTTATTTGAAGATTTTAAAAACTATATGAAAAATGTGGCAAATAAAAAGATTAAACCACAGATAAAAAATCTACCAAGAGGTAGAGAATGTGTTCATTCTATCATTTTTAGATATAGAAGTAATATTGATGATATAGAAATACAGATACATCCACGTTATAAAAGTGAGTGTACGGATGGTTGGAATAGTATTAACACGTATGACTTTGAAAGTAAAATTTCGGATATTTTATATGAATATGGGTGGATAAAAAATAGAAATTACGTTACCTCAACGAATAAAGACTAATAAAGACTAATAAAGACTACCATGGAACAAAAATATAAAGTACTATTTAATTTAATTAACCCTTCGTTTATAAAGTCAGGATGTAAAAGAATATCCGTTGACTTTGGGGACGACTTTAATAGTTACAATAATGGTTACGAATGTGGTAGTAACTCAACTGAAAGGAATACTTTCGTTAAAACAATACCCTTTTTAATTCCTATTGAACGTGAATTAAGTGAGTACATGGAAGAATCAGTAGACGATAATAGTTGGAATGAAGAAACGGAACAAGAATATCACAGTTATGAATTAGTAATAAATCCTGAATATAAGAGTGTGGAAATATTTGGAATTTATACCCGTTACGGTACTGAACCAATTGAGGAAACCGTAATTGAGATGGAAGAAGAACCTGAAGAATTTAAACCTATCTTTGATTACCTAAACGATGAAGGGTCTGACATATTAGAAGTTAACGTAGACGCTGGTGGAGATAGTGGTTGGATTCACGGCGCAAATGATGATGTAAATGGTAAGAGTATTACCACTTCAAAACAAATGGAAGAAGTATGTTATAGATTACTAAACCAACATCCAGGTTGGGAGATTAATGAAGGTTCTTATGCTACGTTTACATTTGACCCACACAGATATATTATTATTTTTGAATTTGCTTACAACACTGAGGAACAAGATTCTGAATTATTATCTTCAGAGAAATTTTAGTGATTACAAAATTTTATCTCCGAACATTAACTCTCGTTTCCATTTAAGGTCTTTGGATTTATAACTTAAATAACTTGTTATTCCTGAAATTAAAGCTTCCTCATATGTTTCATAATCTAAATCTGATACACCTAAGTTTGTTTCATCACATAATATATCATCTTCCTTTTCGAAATCGTTAACATCTATAACTGAATAATAATAATATAATTTAGGTCCTTCATTACCGTTTCTAAATGGTAATGATGTGATATATACATGTTGTCGTCTTAACCATAAAAGTATATCTTCATAATCTGGATACTTTTCCAATACTTTAGTACCTCCAATATCAATAGTTCGAAATGGATACATACAAGTTTGTAGTTGTTTTAAAATTTTAGGAGTAATTTGCATATAATTAGTTTTATACAAAGTTAAATTAAAAAATAAGATTAATCAACTATTCTACCGATTTTTTAAATTCTTCACCACTTACTACATTGTAGTCTGCGGTATCACATTTAAAACCAAGTACGTCATGAATTTTACTATCGACATAATCTATTAATAAATGACTTATTTCATAATCTATCTCCGAATGAACCCACTCATCTAAATTGTTATTTGTATCCCATAAGTCATCTAACATATAATTTTCTCCAGTTTCAATTAATGTAACTGAAGACGTTTCACCATTAATTACAGTATTGATTTCATAATAAACTTTCTTATCATCTAATTTAGATTTTGATACATGAACTTTAAAACTAGTAATTACTCCGTTAATTTCGTACCCACCACTTAAATGTCTGAAAGGTTTACCTATGTCTAACCTATCTTCAAATATCTTAATCATGTTATCTAAACCACCAAAATACTCTAACTTATATTTAAATATCGTCTTATAATCTTTAAGGGTATTAAAATCCATATTTAAATAATGGTAGATTGGTTTAGCATCTATACCTTTATCGTCCCAATATCTAAATAATGTCTCTTTTTTAATATCACCTTTCGGTAAATTTTCCTCACTGTTTAAAAACTGTTCTAAAATTGATAATAGTTTCATTTTATTTTATCATATCTTGTAAAGGCAACTTCAGTAGCTCTTTCTAATACCTCGGCAAAAAACTCTTCTGACACATCTTTTAAATCTGTGTAAGTATTTTCGGGGTTGTTCCACCACTCCTCTTCTGATGAATCCATTTTAGGGTTTTCAAAAAACGAAATTAAATTTCGGGCAACGTGTAGGGATTCGTGTGGTATTAATCTATATAGATTATTTGGTCTTTTTAATGCTTGTAAGTTAAAGAATTGATATAATGTTGAACCTGCAAAATTCACTAAACCCCCTATAAAAGCATCATCTTCTTCAGTTTTACCCTCTGAGTGGAGATTGGATATGTAATCTTCACATTCTTGTCTTGATAAACCTGCTGTTGTGCCCACACCAAATGCGTCAAAAAGTGATAAACTATCTTCTCCAAACAAAATGTGGTAAGGTTTTAATTTAATTTCTTTTCTATAACCATCTGAAAGGTCAAATACACCTATTTCTATAATTTGGTGGAGCAATATCCCTGCAGTAGAGGGTAAGGTTTTGATACTTACATCAAATGATAAGTTATTAACTTCTTCTTTTGAAGAAAATCCTATACTCATCACCTCTTGTTTAGAATCGACTTTCTGTAAATTTTTCTCACTATTTAAAAACTGTTCTAGAATTGATAATAGTTTCATTACAGATAAATATACTTAAATTTTAGTTTGTTGCTCTGTAAAATATTTTATATCCTGTTTATTTAGCCATAATTCGTGACTTTTTATTAAATTACGATAAAGATTTAGATACTACCATTGGTTGAACCAATAAAAGTATTGAAACATAAGTAGGTCACATATATTTATATGTATGGATTTTAATTTAATGAATAACATGTTTAATAAGATAATGCCTAAGTCATATGATGATATTGCTAAGTATTCTAATATGGTTATGGACCATGAGGTATTAGATGGTAAGATAAAGGATATTGAATTAGACTTCGAACCCTCTAAAGAACCAATTAAATACGGTGGTTATGAAATGATACAACCAGGTACTCTCGTAATTAATGTAACTTTGAATACAGAAGGTTTTTATGAAATATCTGATAGTGTACCCTCTATTCAAGATACATTTAAATTACATCCTGAACTTGAAGCCGATAGTTTCTTACAATTTGATGGGATTGAATTTATTAAAAACATTGTTTTCCCATATATCTCAAAAAAGTTTCTTAGGTTAATGGGTTTATCATTAGGTGATGTACCTTATGTCGATTTTAATCTTTATAACCATAAGGGCGACCTTTTATTAAATTACGATGAAGATTTAGATACTTTTATTGGCTCAACCAATGATAGTGTATGGAAAAAGATACCTTCTTTATTTCCTTAGAGTCTATACTTACCCTTATTCGTTTCCAACCAACCAACAAATATAGAAAGTGCCTCAGCTTGAGATTGGGTATTATGATTGTGTACGTTATCATTTACCATACCATCATATTCACCTAAAATAACTACGGATAACACACCTATATTTTCCATAAATACATTATTGTAGGACATTCCATTTTTAATTAGTGCGTCAAAAAACTTTCCGAGTGATTCTCCACCCCCTTCAACCGACTGACTATAAACCTCGTTGGCCAATGCTTGGAATATATTATTAGGCTCTAACTCACTCCTATGGGGACGATTTAGAGGGTAATTTAACTCACCTAAATCAACAGAAGATAAAAAGTCGAGAATAGTGTTTCTATTAAAAATATTCCCATTTAATGATAATTTCGATGAGTCTTTTATTTCAAGAGTATACATTATTAAGTCATCGTCCATATGTAATCCCTCCCAATCAAGCCAAGTTTTTATATCGTTATTAGTCAATTCCAATAAAATTGAACCTTGTGGAGTATTACTAATTTCAAAGGCTATTGAGTAGTACTCTTTTAGTTTACTATCGACTATCTTTAAATCTTCAGTGAACTCACTAGTTAAAGATATATTCTCCAATAGTTCTACCCCATTTAAAACTATATTATTAAACTTAATCAACTTAATAGTTGATGCATTACTAAGTCCAAAATATTTAGAGTCTTTAAACATAAACTGTGTAAACATCTGACTAAACATTTCTTTTGACCTGATAGGTAATGGAAATTTACCTTCAATATAGATATCTACTTCGAGCTCACCACTAGGTAGTACTTCATACTCATAAGTTAAATCCAAACCCATATATTTAGACCTGGTTTGGTTCATAAACTTAAACAACATTTCGTATTTTGATTCTAAACTCATATTCATAAATACTTTATAAAGTAATATTTAACCAATTAGGTAATATTTATTAATATGAGTAATAAAGTTTAAAACGAATGGATAAATTAAAAATCACCGAAGTAGTAAAGAAGTTTATTGAGAAAACTTTAAATAACGCAAAGACCCCTAAACCTGGTGTAAGTTATATTATTAATCGAATACTAAAATTACCGGCACTTAAATTATTAGTTACTAATAATTTAACCCCTAAAGAAATAATGGAATTGGCTTATACCGTATTTTATTTGTTTGAGGGGTATAATTTTAAGGAATCTGATTGGAAAAGTAAAAACGAAGTGTATCTCGTTGTCTTAAATGAAGTAGGTGAGAGTTATAATCGAGAGGTCTCTTGTGATGATTGTATGAGTTCTGGTAATGAAGAGTGTGAGGAATGTGAGGGTGATGGTAAATTGGCGTGTGGATATTGTGATGATAGGGACACTACCAGAGGGAGAGGGCACACCTGTGTAGAGTGTTATGGTGACGAGTATACTTCCTGTAGTAAATGTGAAGGAGAAGGTCAAATAGAATGTCAATCTTGTGCGGGTAGAGGTCAAGTTGAGAATGAATATGAAAGTATTTTCTTTAATAAAGTGGTGTGGTTCATTGGTGACCAAAACATGAAAAAAACTTTATCTGATATGCAATCAGAACTCGGAGAGGACTATACCGATAAGGTATATGATTTATTCGACACATCAAAAGGTAGTGTATTTTTATCTATTAACTATAGTGAATGGGACTACGAAGATGTATTCGACTTTGAAAAAGAAAATGGGTATGATATAGGAGAAGGCTACACCAAAATTGAATCAATAATACCTATTGAGAATACTAAACCTAAAACCTATAAAATAGATGATAACACTATTAGGTACCAACTGGCTTACTAATGTGGTCCACAACTTTTAAATTTAAAAATCTCCTTTAGTTTTAGGGATATTTTTACCCTTGAAAGTTGTACCGTCAATAATATTCCAATCCGCACTATCATTAATTGCACCATACATCTCAGTAATATCATCATAATACAACCTTATTACATCACCTATCTCATACATAAGTTCCTCAACATCATGTTCTTCCATACCAATGAAATGACTATTATTATGTGCAGTCTGAAGTTCGCCTAAATTATATTCTTCACCTGTAATTAAAAGGGTTACCGATGACGTATCTCCATTAATGAGTCCGTCTATATCATATCCTACAGAACCTTCCCGAGCGTCTTCAAAGGAATCGAGAAATTTAATCTCAGTAAGTAAGTACTCAATAGTATAACCCCCCGTATCAATAATTACTGGTTCACCTGTCAATAATAACGACTTGATTTTACTATGATATTTTTGTAATCCTCCGTTATATTCTATAATATACTTAAGTATCTCTATTGAGTCTTTATCCTTATCTAAACCTAAGTAATGATATATCGGCTTAGCATCCTGACCTTTATCGTTCCAATATTTAAAAAGTATGTCTCGTTTTACTTCACTTTTAGATAATATGTAATTATCAAAGTTTAGATGTTGTAATTTGATACCTTCATATACCATATTTTGAAGTAGTCTTAATGTCTTCATTACAGATAAATATATCTATAAAGTAGTTTGCCACTCTTTAAAATCCTTTCTTTCTTCTTTACCAATCCAAAGTTCATGACCTTCTAGTGAACTATGTTTAATCTCCAACCAATTAGGTATTAACTCCCTTTGATGATTCTCCCATAGATAATACGTTAGTTGTTCAATACTTTGACTTAGATACTTTACACTTTCAGGATATTCCTCCATAACTATACGCCGATATAATTTCCATTCATATTTATGACTTTCATCCTTAACGAAAGGATTCCTTTCAGTATAACTTTCAATTGACTCTATATCTTTATACATAAAAATAACTAACACATCTTTTAGGTTTTCAGTAATTCTTTGTAAATGCCCTGATTGTGAAGGACCAAAAAACACATATTCCTTATCTTTATATTTCTTATAGAAAGTAACTATACCATCATCACTATTATAATCATCTAAACTCCACGCATATTCACCTCGGCCCTCAAGTAACTTAAAGTCATGAGCGATTATTTTAGCCATAATCTTATTACCCGAACCATGAGGACCTGTAACTAAAACCTTTTTATAGTTTCCAATTAATGACTTTAATTCGTTATAGTCCCCCTTTATTTTATTTACCATAATTCTTATCTCTTTGAACTGCTTTTAATTATAATTTTTTTATCACTTAAATTTATTAACCTATAAATATTTCTTATGTCATAATCAACACCAAATCCTTTAGTACAACTACCAATACTAATCTTTGGTAATATTTTCTGAAATAATTCTACGTACTTGTTCTCCATATAACTTTGGGAATTCAAATTTAATATCTTTTAATGGTATTGTAATGTTTTCTGACTCATTAATCAAGAAGGTATAAAAGTTCATTGATTGTTTATCTCTAAAAACTTCTTTTATTATTTTTTGTGTATGTATATATTCTTTCGAATATAGATTAACACCAGTAATTACTTGAGCCTTTCCCCATTGAAATGAAACTTTAGAGGTAATATCTATAGTATTCACAGGATTTTGTTCGAAAACATCCCTAATAGTTATCAAATCATTATGCTTCGTAATTACATATGACTTACGAATAAACTCTATCATATTATACTCCATCATATATTATCCTTAAGATAATCCGGTTTAATAAATGGTTGAGTATCTAATTTCTGTTTGTTTTGTCCCTCTATATACTCACAAGAATTATCATATTTATCTTTTTTGTTTTTAACCCATCCATTATTAGATATGGACATTTTTGCCCCCATACAAAAAGCGTTTAATATTGATACTGTAGGGTCTTCGTTAATTAAATGACACCATTGTTTTGCAATTTCTTTTAGTTCGTTATCTGAACATATAAAATTATCATTAATTATCAATGGATTTATTTCTAATGGTTTTTCTACATCAACCTTTAATAACGACATATAATAATAATCATTAGTTTCCTTAAATTTCTTAAATAAGTAATCCCTAACGAACTCACTGTCGTGTCTTTCAATCAGTAAGTTTGCATAATTATGTTTGGCACTATCCCAAACATCTTCTCTTTCAATATTATTAATAATCATTTCTCGTGTCATGTCTTTATTATTTAATTACTTAATGAAAATTTAATGGTTGGATGGTACTGATAATCTTTTACTTCATAATCAAACTCCCCTTCTAATAAATTAACATTTGTAAATTCAATAGTAGGTAAATCAAATGATACTCTCTCCATCTGCTCTCTCGCACCATCTAAGTGGTCTTTATATAAGTGAGTATCTCCAAAACTCCCAATTAATACGTCAGGTATCATATTAACCTCATGTCCAATTAATGTTAATAATGCCCCATAAGACGCAATATTAAAAGGTAGTCCTAGTCCCGTATCCACACTTCTTTGATTCCACATTAGAGAGATTGCTCTATACTTACCAGGATTTGTTATTTTCTCTTCTCTAGTGGTAGGTCTTGTATAAACTTGAAATCCATAATGACAAGGTGGTAGCGTCATTTCACCTAATTCACTAACATTCCAAGCATTAACCATTAGCCGTCTTGAGTCTGGATTTTTTTTAAGCTCATTGATTAGGTTTTGAATTTGGTCTATACTCACAGAATCCGTTTCCCATCTCCTCCATTGTTTACCATATATAGGTCCTAAGTCTCCGTACATCTTAGCAGTATCATCACTATTTTTAATTGACTCAACAAACTCTTTCATGTTCATCACCCAATTACCTTTATAAGTATTTAGATAGTTTTTATAAGCATCGCCATTCCAAATATTACAATTGTTTTTAACTAAGTACTTGATATTAGTATCTCCTTTAAGAAACCATTTAAGTTCGGTCATCATCGTTTTGATTGCCATTTTTTTGGTAGTAATCAGTGGAAATCCTTCTGACATATTATGTCTAATAGTATACCCAAATATTGATTGTGTACCAGTACCTGTACGGTCCGATTTTTCCACACCGTATTCTAATATATTATTAAGTAATGTTTGGTATTGTTGGTCTAATTTATTCATTATTTACGTTTGCTCTTGATTTCTATGTCCATTCTGTTTCCAATCTATCCAAAATCCAACACCTACAATGACATGTAAGAATATAGATAGTAAGTATTCGTATAAATTATGCCAAGTAACAAAATGTAAATGTACATGACCAATAACCCAAAATGGAATAGCCATTTGTTGTGAATACCATATTAAAAAGAATATAATAAATTTTTTCATAATTGATTTTTAAGCATAAAAAAACCCCTACACCTAAAAATAGGAAAAGGGGTTAGATTTGTCAATGAATTAATTTAATTAATTACCTATAACTAACTCATCATAATTCAATTTTTCCATACCTTTTAATTCTTCTTCAGAACTATCATACATAAAAGACTTAACCACTGAAATAATACTTTGTTCTGACTGTGCTAATTTACTTTCCATCCAATCTTCAAGTACATCACCATCTTCCATTTGTTCCCACATCTTATATGCTAATGTTGCTATAGTGAATAGTTGTTGTTTTGACATATACGAACCCTTTTGGTTATCTTCCTTAACCCTCATCTTTAACTTACGTAATTGTTTTTCAGTAATTATAATATTCGACATTTGTTCTTTCTTTTATTATAAATATACGATGGTAGTTAAAATAATCAATTACCTAATAAAAAAGGTGAAGATTTCTCTTCACCTTTAGGGACCGGCTTGTTTTGGCTACCGGACAAACCCCACCACCCTATTTAATCTAATAGGGAAATCCTTACTTTTTCTTAACTTTAATTATTTTAGTAACTAGTATTCGTCCATCTTTAATTTACGTTCAAAATATTGAGCGTCTTCTTTAATTTCGGGATTCTGTTTTATTGTCTGCATTGTAATCATATCTTTCATTCTTGTTGTTGACCAACCATGTGTTCTACTAGTATACACCACTTTAGGAGGTAACTCATCACCTGTAAAACTCTTACCTATATAATCCTCACCTAATATACGAATATCTGGTTTAAAGAACTTTATTAACTCATATAACTCATCTTCAGTTTGATAAACATAAACATCATCGATATACTTAATCGACATAAGGGTACGGTACCTTTCATATAATGGCACTACTGGTTTATACTTAGACTTCCTATGTAAAGATGGGTCTCTCTGTAGAAAAACAATAAATCTATCGCAGTGATTCTTGGCGGACTCAAAAGTATAGATATACCCTGGATGAATTAAATCAAAATTACCCGCAGTAAACCCTAAAATTTCTTTTTTATCATTCATAACTTAAAACTTTTTTTATAATTATTATCACTCTTTATTACTTCATGAATAGTGGAGAGTTGTGATATATGATAAGAGGTATTATCTGTCATGTAAAGTATAAACTCATTTTCAATTTCCTCAATCTCACAAACCACTTTTATCACTTTATGTTCTTTTGGAATAACATAATCACCAACTTTAAACATTCTTCAATTGATTTAACTTAATACCTAATAAATCTAAAGTATTTTTATCTTTAATTGTTTTTCTGGCTTTTTTATTAATCTCATTAATTAATCCTTCAATGTAAATAATTTCAGGATTTATAACTTCCTTAGTAATGTTACTCATACCCATTTTAATACCATTTATCTTGTTTTTAAGGTACGTTGATAATAAATCGATAAGTTTGTACGCTAAGTAGAATCCGAGACAAATTAGACCAATCTCTACCAGTTTCTCGGTACCAACAAACTTAATTATAATTAATAAAAATAACATAACAAGTATCATCTTTATCATTATCCATAAGTTATTAATTATTTTTATCATTATTTCTCTATTTTAGATTTATAAATTGCATATTCCGCTAAACTTACTTTTTCAACATTTCCAGTCACTATAGATTCCTTTAATAAAATATATGGAATGTGAAGTAAGGAGTCTTTTCCGTTAAAGATAGTAAGGTCTTGTTTTAATTCCAAACAAGAGTGTACCACATTCAAATATATTTTGAACTGTATATCGTCATCGAACATTTCCTCTTGTAGGAGACCGAATTGTGGGTGTAGTATTTTAATTATCTTCATAAATTTTATTTTATTTTATTTTTTAACCTATATTCCTCAAAATTGAAATCTTTCAATTTTTCCAAATATTCAGTATATGGTTTAAGAAATGTTTCCATTATATACGCTTCAATAATTTCAGGATTATCTCTTAATGTTTCTTCAAGTAAATCCACTTCATCATATTCTTTAACTGATTTTACCGGTATACATTTACTACCTTCAGTAAAAATTACAGTATCAACCCCAAACGACTCTACGGATTCAATCATATGTGTTGAACCATCTCTAATATCTTTTATTATATCTCCTTTTTCCATATTACAAATATACGTAAAATTTTTGAATTAACCTAATATTATTGTTAAAAAGAGTCACCATCATCAGCACTTAGTAGTTCTCCATCATTCACACCAATTTCCGTGTTATTTGATGGAGTTACAGATTCAGGTATTGACGTAAATACCATAGTCTTTAATAAAAACAAAATTAAAATTATTCCTATTATCCAACCACCTATACGACCGAATAATGAAAAGACATTAAGAATACCTTTTAATAGTTGACCACCGAAGGTCAGTAATAATCCAAGAATTAATATTGTGATGATTGTTCCCATAATTTGTTTGTTTATACAAATATAAGGAACAATTATTAAACTACAAAATATTTAACAAAAAAACCTCAATCGGTTAGAACTGAGGTTAAGAAGGATACATATTAAAGTATGAAACGCTGAGATTATACGTTTATGTGACTTATCTTTAATGAACTTACCCAATATTGGTTACTCATATATCCACTCTCGTTGCCGAAAGTATCAAGTCAGTGTCGGTTATTTAAGTAAACCACTCATATCGATAACAACTACTCAACTACTACTCTACTCTGTTAAACCTTGCGAGTTTACTAAGGGATGGCAATCCCACCAGGTATTTGGTAATCGACATCGGGAGACTTGCAGTCTTACCAATGACTTCGTTAGTCTATGACTCGAAGTATTAGACACCTTTCGTTGTTAACGCCCGAAGGACTTTTGCTTATGTGTTTGTTTTAATTTATATAAAACAGCAACTTGCGGAAGAAAGAAAGACGTGCTTCGGGAGAAGTTTCGTTTCTTTGGAAAACAAAATGCTTCACATCTTTCTGTAAGTCTGTCAACTTACGGTATTTCTGGACCACGTTTACTTTCGTATCGGAGACCCGTCATACTGGTACTCAGCCCTACAACACCTGACAGGGTATGTCGAACCGTCACCTGTAGCTTTTCCTATTGATGTCACCATCTCAACTCTGATATTCCACGGATTCAGAATGGTCTCACCCCTTAAGCAGTTGCCCTTGGGAGTTTGACCGTAGCCACTTTGTTTAGTTGTCAACCTTAAGACATGTCCTAAGATTGCGAATATTCACGGTGTACTATTCCCGTTTCAATCCCTTTAGTCCCATTACTGGGGTTATCTAACGACGCTAAACCGCCGTTAATTGTCATTTATACTAAAACTAATATGGAGAAAGGGGTTTAATCCTAAGATTCTTTCAAAAACTCATTAGAGTTAAAGTTGACAAATATAATATTTCAAAGAACACTGTTCAGTACTTTTACTGATTCGTTAGGACAAATGTAAAACAAAATTTCCATTCTACCTAATATTTTTTAAAAAACTTTCTTATTTTTTTAGTCAGACAAATAATAAATATCTGTGTTTTATTCAAAGGTAATATTAATATATGAAAAAAACCACTCTAAGACAAGCTCTTTATCCATTTTTTTGGTTTTTACCTATAATATATTAAATAGTCTCTCATAATTTAACTATACCTGACTCATCAAAAACATCCATTAATGTTTCTAACTTATCTGTCGCTGTCGTCATATTGTCAACTATCTTATCCATTTCTTCTATATGTTGCGGATGTTCTCCAATTCCAACTGATTTATGGAAATAGATATCCAAACTTGCTTTTGCTTCCGCAATATCTGCCTCATATCTTTTTACTAAGGCATTAAACATTAAATTTGTTTTCATTTTAAAATAATATTAATTAATTTATTTAGTTGTTTAGTCATTGGTGATGGTAAATTATCCTTACTGAAATATGCACACTCCGTATGTTCATCACCATCAACGGCATTTTCTAAATCAGGAAACATCTCTTCATCTACATCCATCAAATAACAATATAATAATCCTTTTATCTTAGAACCATCTCTATTGTATCTTTTAATAATTCCAATAAACTCAATATCTCCAATAACGGGTAAGTCTGTTTCTTCGATGAATTCCCTAATTGACGCGTCTTTGGTGGATTCTCCCTTGTCTACACTTCCTGCTGGACATGACCAAATACCTGTTGATGTTATTAAAGCGTTTCTTTTACAAAGTAATACCTTATTACCACACCTCACAATAATTCCTGCGTATTTTCTCATATATTCGATATTTATTAGATATGAAAGTAATCATAAATGATAATGTTATAAAAGTCAAAGTTTGTTCCACTAAACATTCCATAATCAATGGTATGATGAATAAAGTATTTGACGACTCTTTCAATGGTATGTTGTTTTTTATGCAAAAACGTGAGAACCAAAAGTTTTGGATGTATAACTGTTTAATCCCTTTAGATATTATCTTTATGGATGAAACTGAAATTACTGAAATACACTCTAACTGTCAACCATGTAATGATATCGATAAATGTTCATCTTATCAAGGATTTGGTGATAATGTTTTAGAAGTGGAAGGTGGGTTTTGTGAAAAATATGGCATAAAAAAGGGTGACAACGCCACCTTTTCTATGGTTTAAGTAGATAAACTATACTATATCAAATTTCTGTAATTCTTCTAACGAATGCTCTCTAGCCCTTCTTTTTGGACTTCCTGAATTAACATCCGCAAAATATATCGTAGCCTCATTTGGGTCATCAAAAACTGGAACCCCTCGTTTTGTTAAGAATTTGACCGCGACTTCCGCAGCAATATCATCATCCAACATCACATCCGGGTCACTAACTAAATCTTTTCCAACCTTTCTACCATACTTCTCATAATTAGCTTTACCCGTTAATTGATTAAATCCTCTCCCTACATACTTTGAACCATCAGTGTCATTATTATTACCTATTCTTCCATTATAAACGAAATTAAAGAACTCATCATAATCCCTTTTTAAAGTATTTATTTCTTCATCTGACATTCTTCTAGTTCTTGAGAATATTTTTTTAATTCTATTGTTGGAAGTATTTTGATACCCTTTTTCTTTTTTATTAATAAAATGAGTTTCTTTACCTATTACAGATAACATTGCCACCTGAGCAACTGGGTCAGTAACTCCATGTTCTACCATAGCATTTATTAATCTTTGTATTCCCTGTGCCGATTTTCCTGAATACCTATGTTTTATTTTACCATCTAAAGATGTGAATATTTTAGTAGGTAGTATATATTTTTCAATATCTTCATCTTTAACACCTTTTTCTTTAATTTTTTCTATAATTAAATCTTTTGTTTTAGTGTCAAAAATTGCCATTCCATCAGTAACTTCAATATCATTATCAGATTTAAATTTATTAAGTAATTCAGCAGTTTCAGGACCAAACAAACCATCAACGCCATATACCGGAAGACCATAACCTAATAACTCTAAAGCTATCTGAAATGTTTCAACATTTTTTTTAAAAGACATATCTTTACTACTTGACTGACTTATATCTTTATTAATTTTTTCTAAATTATTAATAAAATCATTACTATCTGAAGTAACTAATTCTGCCTTTTCAACCGTTTCATTAATAGTCTTTCTATTCTTAAGTTCGGTTGATGTTTCAATACCAACAATACCATCGACTAAGTTTAAATCATATTGTTTTTGGAATTTCTTAACACTCTTCTTTGTCTCAAGTCCAAATAATCCATCAATAACTTCGTTATTATCATCCATCATAAAACCTAACTTAATTAATATTTTTTGTATATCTTTAACACCCTCACCTTTAGAACCTAACGATATCAACTCTGAATTATCACCATTACTTATTATATCATACATTGACAGACCACCTCTCTTAATATTTCCATCTATTTTATTAACTATTTGTTCGGGTTCAATCATTAATAACTCTCCACCATCTAAACTACCCTTTAAATAGGGCCATGGGTCTATACTCCCACGATTATATCCTTTAGATTTATAATACATTGAGAAATGTAAATGTGGATGTGTGCCCACCGCATTTCCAGTATTACCTACCGTACCTAAAACCTCACCTTTCATTATTTCATCACCTTTAGATATGATATTAGAAACCGAATCTAAGTGAGCGTAATAATAGACAATACCATTCAATAAGACACTAACGGTTTTACCTCCAATACCTTTACCCTTCTTACGTATTTTGATAACTTTACCACGAGTAGCAGAGACTATTGGGGTTCCTTTAGGTGCAAATACATCAATACCTTTATGACCACCAGCCTCCCTATGTTTTGCATTTCCACCGCCGTAATCACTATTATGAATTGCGTCGTACTTATTTAATATTTTTTTCTTTCCTCGACCTAATCCAGACGAATCGTAACCAACATTAAAGTTATCGTTACCTACTGGAAATATGAATGCAACTTCTCTTATTACATTTTCTTTAATAGTTTTTGATTCATTAATTTTTTCTTTTAGTTTCTTAACGAACTCATTTTGAATCATCTTAACAAATTTAACGTATGGTGTGTCACCTTCTCTCTTCTTATATCTATTATTTCCTGATGGTGGTCGTTTACTTCTACCAAAATAATTCAATGAAGCTATATTTGTAATACATTTATGTCCACCTGAATTTGCTTGAATCATTTCCCAAGCAGGTACACCTAATTTATCCAATATTGCCCACTCGTCATCAGTTAATTGGTTAGTTGGTTTATTCATTATAGATTTTAACCTACCCATATATGCATCTCCACCATCTATTGAACGAACTTTATCACCATAAAATGCTTCTAAATCAGAGTTAGTAAATCCAACCGACTCTTCACTAAATTGTTTATTAGATTCTGAAATCCACTTTATAGTTGATAAAGGAATTATCTTTTCCTTTAATTTACTCTCCCACTTAGATAAGACCTCTTGTGCAATCTCACCTAAGTTGACCCCCTTTAATTCTCTTTCCTTTTTAAATGGATTACAAGACGCCTGTACTAATCCCATTGGCCAAGCAATCACTATGAAATCAGCTTCAGGATTATTCTTAAATGGCGTATATCTATCGTATGAGCCAGGTTTAAACATAGAACCTCCTCCGTATTGAACGATTATACCATCATCTACTCTTACTTTTTCACTATTCTTTTGTCTTTGAATATAATCTTTTTGATTTAAATCCATTTGTTCAGGAAGAGCATAACCTTTTTCAGATGCAATTCTATTAATGTTTTGAAAAATATTAAGTAAAGAAGGTTGTGAAGTCATTACTAATTCCTCCATAAACCCTGGTTTATTTTTATACGCTAACATAAGTTTATTAGTTGCCAATCCTAATGCCATTTTGTTTTTCTGTAGTGATTTATCTTTTTGTAGTTTAAATACAAAATTCATAATATCCTGAGGTTCTAAACCATACTTAGCGAAGTCAGCCGAGTCTACTGTTGATATTAATGTTATATCATCTGAAGGAAATATATCTTTAGGTGATAATATTTGTGAGATTGTCTCAACATTTGAACGAGAAGACCTAAAAGATGTGGAGGTATCTCCTTCAACACCAGCCTGACTATCATGATGGTCAGTATGAATAACAAACATAGGTTTACCATGTGCAAAATCCACTAAAACAGGCATCGTATCACCTTTAGCGTCCATTTTTTTAACTGCAAATTCCTTATCACCATATTGTATGATTTCTGAATCCACAACATTAATTCCATTATTCTCTAAATAATCTTTCATAGCCAAAGCAGTTGTTACACCGTCTAAATCTTGGTGAAAGTATATCTTAGCTTTAGAATATCTTTTAGATAATTGTGTGATATTTCTAATACCTGATTCTTTAATTATTCTTTTCATGATAAAAACATATTACTTTCTTGTGTTCTTCTATTTGTAAGACCTTTGGACTTATATTTTAGAATACTTTCTCCCGCCTTTTTATTTTGACCCTTTTTAAGGTATTGAATAAATCGGGACATTCTTACCGATTTACACCCTGAGTTAAACACTAATGATACTAAAGAGTCAAATTCCCCTTGAGTGACCATATAACTTTGTAATCCATCATCTTTCCATTTCTGTAAAATTCTTCTAACGCAATTCGCGGAAATTGCGGCATCGGCTTCTAGTAATGATTGTGCTTGCTCTTTAGTTATAACTAAACCTTCTTTTACATCGCTACCTGTATGTCCATAACCAATAGTTAAGTTATCATTAGTGTCTGGATAGGCTTTAAGCATAGGTTTCTTTATTGTACCTGAAGGACTTTTAGGGTCTCCTTCATGATACTTAATAAAGTTCCAAAAATCAGGGTCACTTGCCCTCATTGAGGTTCCGTCTTTTTTGTCACTTACATTCTCGATTAGATACATTTTTCGTATCTCAGATATTTCAGATTCTTTTAAGATTAATTTAGACATATATAGTTTTATTAATAAATATCAGTAATAACAAAAAACCCCTCACTTATAAGGGGTTTCTGAGATTAGAAGATATACTTACACCCTTTAAGTATTATATACCGTAAAAACTAATATAAATACTGTATGGTGAAAATCATACGGTAGAATTAAAATAAAGGGGATTAATCCTTAATATGTTCATCTAAAACCAATTTTAATTGTTTTTGAGTGTTTTGGTATTCCTTAACTCTTTCTCTAGCTACCTCACAATAATTTTTACTAATATCAATACCAATCCATGGTCTACCTAACATTTCTGCAGCTAAACATGTGGTACCTGAACCGTTGAATGGGTCAAGAATGATATCTTCTTTATATGAAAGTATTTTAATCGCTCTGTAAGGTATGTCTAATGAAAATGTGGCTTTTGTCTTTTGTCTAGTATCTGCAAAATATTTCCACTGACCAAATACTAAAGACATAAAATCTTTCTTATCTTTATCTTCATAGACTAATTTTTTTCTAAATTCCCCCTCTATTTTTTCATTAGGTACCATCTGAAACTCTCCTTTCCATTGAGGTGTTCCCTTTACATCTTTCTTATGTTTTTTCTTATACGCAAGTATTACACACTCCTTAGGGTTGTATATGTATGGTGAAGATGGGCTCATCCAACTTCCCCAAGCGGTTGTCTTTGAACGGTGTGGCGAGTCTTCCTCTAAATCAACAATACCGAAGAAACCAAATCCAATCTCCTTCATAATCATCCAAAACTCAGCTGAAAAATAAATTCTACCACCTTTAGTTTGTCTATTTATTTCGTAAGGAATATTTAAAGCAACACGACCATCATCTTTAAGTACCCTATAGGTCTCTCTTAACCATTCTCTAGTAAACTTCCAGTACTCGGATATTTCTTTATCGTCATCCCAACTATCATAATCAATACCCACACCATAAGGTGGACTAGTAACCACTAAATCTATTGACTTTTCATTCATTTCAGACATAAGTTTTCTTCCGTCACCTGAATATATTTTATTTTTTTCCATTTTCTTCTATTGTTTTAATTCTTCTATCTAAATACCATAAAGCTTTTTTCAAATCTTGAACAGGTGAGTTATCATCTTTCTTACCACTTCTTATAATATATTTTAATACATTAAAAAGATACGCGTCTTTATCTATTCCAGTCGCTTCAGCAATTTTAACAACCTCATACGGATTACCTTCACCCCCATAATGTTCAGGATGCCTTACTAATTCTTTTTTACTCATCTACTTTTTGTTTGATTTTAAGACATAATAACCTTTACTACCCTCACTTTCCATAACAATATTATCATCAATTAATTTATCTAATAATATCTTAGTTTTTTCAATAGAGTCTTTTACTATGAAATTTGCGATATAACTAATATGGATAGGTATTCTAAGTTTACCTTCAATTTTACTCATCATTGTTTTTGGTATATCATTCATAACTTTTTATATTTAATAATTAATTTTCCATTTATCGTAAGGTATCATACTGTAAGGATGTCTTTCGAAAAAAGTCTCATGTATGAAAGTATACTCATTTTCTTGCTTCTTATCAAGGTAAGCACCCCAAAATGATAGTGTTGAGTTAGATAAAATATGTCTATCACACATACTCATCATATGAACCGCAATATAAGGGTCTTCATCAATATAAATAAATTTATGTTTTGGGAAACCTAATTCATTAACAAAATTTTTGGCTAAATCTAAATTATCTGAAAACACTAACACTTTATGGTCATCACCGTACTCCTTTAATATATCACTGACCCATTCTCCA